TCAATCGACTTTAATTGGTTAAGTGGCTTTATTGCTTTATGCAAGTATGAAAGAACAAGAGTTGATTTTGCATCAACAAGACCAGATGTTATGTGAATAATAGAATCTTTCGCAATTCTAAAACCAGACGTCTGAGTTGATGTTGAAGCTGAAGGTGTTGCAAAACCTTTTTCGCTATAAATGTAATATTCTTTCGACACATCTTTAACAAAAAGATTTGGATCGGAGTTGTTTTTAATCCTCTTGTTTTTAACTTCTTTAATCTTACGAATTTTACGAGGATCAATATAGCGAAGTTCTTGTATGCCACCAGCAGGATTTGTTTTGTCTATCACAGCTTGATAGTAAAGACGTCCATCTACGTACCAACGTCTGAAAATTTCATAACCCTGTTGGTTAAAATTAAGAAGATCAAAAATGTACTCAAACTCATTCTCAATCATCTTTTTGATATTTGGTGAAAGAGTGTCTACTGAATCTAACACTATTTCGACAATGCGATCTATTTCTGAATTAATTGCTTCGTTAATAATGTCATCAATAGCTGCTTCGCACTCAGGAAAAAGAGCCATCTCACGGTAGCGGGTTACAAGCTCTCCCTCCGTCTTTGCACTACCTTCAATATCAACATACATCCCATATGAACCACCAGCAGCAACAACTAACGCACCATCATCTGAAAGATCAGGTGTCAGTGCATCTAAGTTTTGTTTTAATTCCTCTTCTGCTTTGCGGCGGATTTCAAAACCGAAAAATTCCATAATATCTCCTAAAAGTTGGGGAGGGGTTTTATCCCCTCCCCCTACTTATTAGCTTTTAATTACGATCCACCAGCATTACCAGTAATGCCACCTGATACTTCCCAATAGTCATACTGGAATGTTACTGTAAACTCTTCAATCTGGTCTGTTGCATTCCAATCAAGATCAATCGGTGAAACACTTGAAGGGAAAATTCCGTTGAACGTGTATGTTCTGATCGGAACACCAGTTTTCGAAAACTGAGTAACTTGAGCGTTAGCTTTGTACAGCAATGGGCTTGCTGCACCAAACTGACGCAGATTACCTTGAAGAGAATTGATCTTGTTAGACCACTCTTCCATTGCGTTACGAACCAAAAAGTCCTCATCGTTAATTACTGTCACAGTCCAGTCACCAAACACACGGTCACCAGCAAGCTTGATTCTGCGACCGAAGTACGGAACTTCGATCACACCCAGATCCGATGAAGGAATCTGGGCTGTACGAACCATGAAAGGAACTTTAATATCAGCAACTGAGTTAGCAGGGTTTTGGATCTGCACTTGAAAGAGCGACTGACGTGCTCCTCCAAGTGTTAGCTGACTTCTAATTTCGTTAATGTTAAATGCCATATTTACTATCTCCTATTGTCGTTGATATTTATTAGAACTGTCCAACCACTTCGGAGAATTCAACACCCGTTCTCACTGCAACAAAGTTCAACTGGATGAAGTTGATTGAGCGAGCAGGTTTGATGTAGATATCACCAACAAACTCGTTACGATCAATTACTTCACCAGTGTTGTTTGTATCATCGCAAACAACTTTGAAGTCGTAAATACCACGACGACCTTGAACATCACGCAGGAATGGCTCAACAAGGTTTTTGAACTGTGCACGTGTAAATTCATCGTTGAATTCAAACAATGTGAATTTAGCAGCAGTTGCAATTGCTTTCTCAAGAACAATGAACAAGCGACGCACGTTGATGCGATCAAACGCTGATGGCTTAGAAAGCATAGTCTTATCACCAAACAGAACTGTACCTTGACCAGGGAAAGTTACAACTGGGTTGATACCGTTCTTGTAGAGAATGTCGCGATTAGCTTTGTTTGGATTGTAAGCTAGTTTGATAATGTTCTTGATCTGACCGCGGTTAAGACCGGCTGGTGAATACCAAGGATCGCGTGTTTCATCTGTGCGAACAGCAAGACCTGCCATATCTCCATTCAGAGGAATGTAGCGATACACGTCATTGTATTTGTCGTATTGGTATTTGTAACCAGAATCAATCACAGCATAAGATGTTGAACGGCTTGAGTTTCTGAAAGCCACAATATCATCTGCTTCATCGCCAATGTTTGAAACAACGTCAGCACGATCTGGAGAAATAAATGCTACGCAATCCTTTCTCACTTCGCAGATATTATCAATAATGTAGTTTGCAAGCTGTTCGCCATTTGTGCCACCGCGTGCTTTGCCTTGAAGAATCAACGAAACATCAACTTCTTCTGCTGAAGCAAACTTGTCGTATGCAGCCGTCAGAATGTTGATTGGGCATGATGTTTCATCTTGACCTTCTTTACCACCAACAAACGAACCAGAGAATGGTTTTGTGTTTGTTGAAGAAGTTACGAGAAGAGCTGTTGCTGATGCGGCATTTCCACGATCGTTTGTAAACCAAACGTATTGTGAATTTTGGTTAATTACATCTTTGTAATAGATTGTAGCACCATCAGCTGATTTAGCGTTTGTTGCACGTGAAAGACCTTCGTAAACCTCGAGGATGGTACCAGGAACTCCAGTAAACTGGCCATCTTCGTCTGCAACAATAACATGGATTTCATCTTTTGCAGCGGTGTTGCCGTTAGCTGCAACAAACTCTGATGTATCAATTGTCTTATCAACGCTGTTGAAATATTCCCAGTTTCTTGTTACTGACGTTGCTGAGAAGTTGGTTGACAAAGCATACAGATCCTCAAGACCCACTTGAACGATAGAGTGTGTAGCGTTTGTTGTCAGTGAACCGATAGATGTAATGCTTGATGTCTGCTTACCGATTGATGTGTTACCCAAAGTAAGAACATCACCAACAGTCAAGCTGTCAATGATATTTGTTACAGCTGTGTTTGAAGCAGCGTTAGCACCTACAACAGCAATTGTTACTGTGTTTGAGCCAACAGACACAACAATGTTTCCATTAGCAGTGATTGTTGATTCAAAAGCTTCGCTAGAATCGCAAACAGAAATTTTCAACGAATTGCCGATTGATCCTGAATATTTTGCAGCGTAAAGAGTATCGCTATCTGCTGCAAAATCACCAGCATCATCTTTTGTGTTGTAATCATCATCGTTTTTAATAATAAAGCTGTTGATATCAGCAGCAAGACCAGATGAAACAACTGCATTTCTATAAACAGTTGGATCTTCCGTTACTGCAGTAACTTGAGCTGTATTTGCACCGTCTGTTAGTTGAAGTGATGTGTTAGATCCCACATACTTTTCAAAAAAACCTTCCATCGATGCAACATTAATTGTCAAAGTTGTTGTGTTTGCAAGAACAATCGTGCCAACAGCAATGTTTGCACCAGACGAATCTCTTTGGTAAACAGTTGAATTGTTAGCAAAAAGCGTCGACGCTACAGCATTGACGGTGAGAATTGTGTTTACTGAGCTTGTTGTGTTGGCTGCACGTGATACATACAGTTTGTTACCGTATGAAAGAAAATTTGCAGCTGTGAAAAAGGTTTCAGCGTTGAAAGATGTAGGTTTTCCAAAGCGGGCAGCAAGTTCTTGTTCAGAACTAATCAGCGTTCTTTCGCCAACAGGACCCCATCTAAACACGCCACCAATCGCACCTTCAGTTGTTGAAACTGCTGGAACAACTGTGGTTAGGTCGATTTCTGATACGTTTACACCAGGACTAACTTGAAATGGCATATCATTTCTCCTCAAAAAGCGTTGTATTACTAGAGTTTAAGAATACTCGTATTATTTATAAATTTGCAGATTTATGAGGAAAAACTACGGGAATGATAACCACTTATCATTGTTGACAGCTACAACTACGTCGCTATCAAGCTCTGGTTCTTCAATAGAAGATATAAAAGAAACAATTTCATCCTCAATTTGCGTTTTATTTTCGCTAACAAGAACCTTTCTAAGATCAATGTTTGTCATGTCTTTAAACAATTGCTGCTGTGTCATCCATGCAAACAGCACACAACACATCACTGTATCGTCGTTTCCATCTTCTGCTTGATACGAATTTTTGACTGCAACAAAGCGCATCAACTCATAAATTGTTGTATCGTCCCGAATTAATAGTTTGTGGTTTTCAACAAGAGATTTTAAATTTGAACATCCAAACCGTTTGGATTGTTGAGTTGTTCGAACACCGAGTTTTGTTGATTGACCAAACCCCCCAGAAAGGATTTGAACCCCTGATTTATCCTCTGTAGCCGTTGTTAAAACGTTTTCATATTCGAGGTCGTAGTGGAGAATATCAACAACTTGCTGACCAATATCGTTTGTTTCAACAAGAACAAAACAACTGTTGTATTTTGTTGCTGCTGATAGTATAATATTTGGGTACAAGAGTGGGGATATAGTATTACATCTATACGTTGCAACAATCTTGTATGGCATTTCCGTTGCATCAAAAATAGTGAAAGCGGAATAGTCGTTACCTAAACCACGTGCCGTATCGACAACCATAAAGTAAATTCTATCTTTCTGTGGTTGCTCGTATATTTTAAGATCATTATTGAAAGAGATTGGGTTATCAATAACAAGCATTCTTAAAATATCCGGATGGATCAACGTCGAAGAAGAGCCAACAAACTCTGTCTCAAATTCAACACGAAATTGATCTGCACTGGTGTTTCTGATTGTCTCTTCTTTCCATTTCTCATCACGGCCAGGTGTATCGGACCAATGAATCGAGATTCTTTCATATTCGTTTCGCTTCAACTCCGAATCACGCCACAGCTTGTAAAAGAGATTCAAACCGTTTGGTGTAGAAGTGATTAACACTTTCGTTGTTTGACCCGAAGAAATGACGGGGTAAGTAGAACTAAAAAACTTCTCTTGGATGTTATTTGGAACGAAGGCAAATTCATCAAGATATACGAGATTGTAAGATCCGCCACGAGCACCACTTGACGTTGTCGACGATGCAATAATTTTTGAACCGTTCTCAAGTTCAATGTTTCGTTTATTCCACTCAATAACCCCTTGTTGTAGCCACTTTGGAAGATTCTCGTACGCGAGTTGAATTCTCGACATGATCTCTTGGGCTTGTGTCAGTTTATGGGCAAGAATTGCAATTGAATATTCTTCGTTAAAAAGAATGTACCAAAGCATCAAACCAACAATAGCCGTTGTCTTTCCACACTGACGAGGCATTTTGCAAATAACAAAACGATTCTCAACAGATGTTGTGATAATCTTTTTTTGATATTCATAAGGATCAAAAAGAACAAGACCTTTGTCAACGTTGACAATCTTAACGTATGTTTGAATAAAATAAATTGGATCACGCGAGCATTTTACAAATTCTTTAAGCTGCTCAGCGGAATATTGAATTGAAACGTCTGTTTTTTTGAGATGTCGATTACCGTGGTAAGCTAGTTTATCCATCTTTTTCTTGCTTTTTTAACAAAGAAAGAAGTTCTGCTGAGCTCCCAACAAACAAATTATTGTTGACGGTTTTAGGGCCACCACTTTCAATCTCGAGTTCTTTCTTCTGCTTCATTAACTCGAGAAGATCTTTATTTGTCTGTGCAAGAGTTTTAACAAGATCAGAGACAACCTCATACGCACGCGCCGTCTGTGATTGTTGAGCAAGATTCAACGCATCATCAAGCGCTTCAGAACCTTTTTCAATGATTGTAATCATCTGCCCACGAGCATACTCGTAATCTGTTTCAACAGGCGTTTGTTGTATAACAACAGGTTTTTGCTGCTCAGGTTCTAAAGGAGCTACACCAAGGGACTGCGCTATTTTGTCATTCATGTTATTGTTTTAATGTATCCATAATTATCATTTGCACTAATTTGATTACGATCAACCGAGAGCGATGCGTTCGATGTTGGCTGCCCGTTTGCAGTTAAACCAGGCTTAATCTCAATTTCTTCAAGTGTTGGTGCCACACTAACAGCGGTATCTATATTATCGTATAAGGTAGCATCCATAAAATTCACATCTGAAAGCGTAATAACGCCCGTTTTTGTAACAGGACCAAACAAATAACCCTTCATTAAAAAGTTCAGTGTCCAAATTAATGATCTACGTTCTTCAAAATTACCTTCGTACCTATCCTCAGAAATCACATCGAGAAGAACAACGGGAATGTCCATGGAAATTGACATTTCAGGTATTACGTTGATTGTGGGGGTCCACTCTGGGGTAAAGAAAGGTAATATTTGTTCGAGGATTCTTGTACCATCTTCAGCGTTTTTAACCATTATAGATAGCGTGAACATGAAATCATATGGCACAGGCATATACTGTGCTTTTACACGCTTGCTTATATTTCCATCAACACTAACATTTCTGTTAATTGTTGGTAGTTTTCTGTTCGCGTCATAGTTAATGTTGGTCAGCTCAAAAGCCATACGTGGTAGCGAGACAGCATACTTTCTGTTGAGGTTTGGATCCTGATCTAACCTAGCAAGAACTTTCTCTTTTGGTCCATATGCAAGTGGCACACGAATAGATTGGTAAATGCTTCCTGTTGAGGATAAACGGTCTATTTCAATGTCGTTAAACAGTGTACCAAACAACGTCACATATTTGCGAATTGAACCGTGATAAAATTTGTGTCCAAACATAATTAGAACCTACCGCTTTCACTAAAAGGATTGGCTTCTGAAAAGTCGAGGAAGTCGTCAGCTTCTGTTTGTATTGACTCATTGTCAGCAGCAGGATCGATTGCCTCAAGCTCATCACCTTCAGTTGTAAGAGTGTCACCAGCTTCTGTTTTGAGATATGTTTCATAACGATCGTCAGTGATAAGAATATCTTGTACAGGTTTACCAAGAAAGTTATTTTCATACAACGAATCAATTTCTGGATCACCAGTTTCAAAATATTCTGAATTATACTCAAATAGCTCACATTTCAAATCATACATCTGCAAAGAG